CATGGCATGTCCCCGCCGCACGCGCGCGGTGTGGGCGGCAAGAGCCTGCAGTTCGGCCTGCGTGGTGTTTCCATCAGCGTTGATCACCAAGGGGCTGTAGCGGCTGATTTCGGGGTCTTTGGCACTGGCTTTGAGGCCCCGGGCGCTTTCAAAGTCTTCGGCCGTATTGCTCTGGCCATAGACGATGTACTCACTGTGCCGGTATTCGTCAGAGCCTATGCCCTGCATCTCGATCACGTTCTTGCCGCGCACGATCGCGCCAGCAAACAAGGTCTTGCCGGCCTTGGTGAGCAGCACCCGGCCGGCGTCGTCGCTGGCCACCAGCACACCGCGCAGCTTGGCGGCCCGGGCCAAGGCGTCTTTGGCGGCCTCGCCGTGGCCCAGCTTGAAGTCTTGAATGGGGCCGCCCAGGTCGGTCTCTACCACCACGCTCAAGCCGAACGGGCCCACGATGTCTTTGGCAATGCGCTCCAGGCCTACACCACGCCATTGCCCACCGGCATGCTGGGCGCTGCACTGCACCAGGTCGCCGGTGCGGTCGCGGCCGGTGACGCGCAAGCCGCACTCGCCGCGCCGATAAAAAGGTTCGGCCGCAAGCACATAGCCGGATATCACCCGCGTGGCACCTATGTGCACCTCCACAAGCTGCTGGCGCGCAATGGCGGGCTCTTGGCCCGGCACCAGCGCCACGGGGATGCTGAAGGTGCTGGCGATGGCTTCCAGGTTGCGGCTCACCTCGCTTTGTAACCAGCCCTCGTGATCCACCCCAGCCAGCCGCACGGTGATGCGGGCTTTGTCGCGCTGCACGTCGGGCGCTGTCTGTACCAGGTTGCGCATGGCTCAGGTGTGCCGCACCACGCGCAGCGCTTGGCCGGCAGGCACCAGCAGCGGGTGGCGAATGTGTGGGTTCATGGCCATTATTTCGTCAGCCCAGGCCGTGGTGCCGTAGAGCTTCCAGCTCACCGCCCACACTGGCATCACGCTTGCGGGCGTGTAGCTGGTGAGCCGGGCCAGGTCCAGGCTGCGGCTTTGCAAGTCGTTCAGCGCAGCGGTGTGCAGGGCCAGCAGTGCATCGTGCAAGCTGGTGGGGGCCAGCCATGGCGTGGCGGCGAGCTGGCTGGCGCTGGTGAGCAAGCGCAGGCACTGAGCATGGATGGCCGCACGCATGGCCAACGCCACTTCGTAGTTTGCCAACTCAACCTGGGCTGTTGCACGCACCCAGGCGGCGGTGGCCATGACCTCAAACAGACGGTCAATGCCGGCGAGAGACCGCTCCAACACAGCCCGCGCGGCACTGTTGATCGTCACCGCGCCGGACGTGCCGGTGCCGTACATCACCAGGCCCGTGCCAGGTGCGGGCTGGCTGCTCACTTCAAAGGGCGGCATGGGGGCCACCACACGCATTTCAAACAGGCCGGCAAAGGCAGTTTGCAGGCGCAATGCATCGGCCTGCGCCAAGCCATCGGGCACCTCAAACAGCGTGGCCGCTCGGGTGGCCAGATCTGCCGGCGTGCTCACCAAGGTGGGCAGGTTGGTGGCCAGGCCTTGATAGCCTGCAGTGAGTGCATTAGTGGCCTCTCCCTGGCCCTGCAGCGCCGGCCCCACGGCACCCCAGGCGGTGCCCAGCACGGTGCCCATGCGCGCCACAGCCATGTCAGCCGCCCAACCGGGCTGGCCGGCCAGGCTCCAGCCTGCTGCAAAGTCGTCTTGGGCCGCTTGCACGGCCGCACTGGCCTGGGTTGCAGCGGTAGCCTGTGTGGCAGCCACGCCCACCGGGTAGCGGCGGGCCTGAGCGCGCACGAAGACCAGATCAAACCGCGCCATGCCGCCTTCAGCGGTGGGAGCCTCTTTGATGGTGTAGCGGCCGTGCACAAATACCTGCAGCCGCCCGGCTGTGGGGTGCACCAGCTCGCCTAGGCCGCTCAGCACGGCGCGCAGTGCGTCGCGCTGGGTGATGTAGTCGGCCCCTATGACATAGGCACTGAACTTGATTTCTTCGGCGGCTTCGCCCATGCGGAACACCGTGGGCAGATCGGAGAACGGGTACTCGCGCAACACCACGTTGTCGCCGGCCGAATGTTCCAGCGTTTCCACCTGGAAGGGCACGCCCCGAAAGCTCGCCGCCTGGAGTTGGTCTAGCCAGGTCATCGCGCTGCGTAGCTCGCTGGGTTGGTGCCGCCGCCGTCGATGCGGATGAGCGGCATGGTCTTGGTGACGTTGCTGGTGGCGGTGGCTCGGTCATCGGTCACATGCACCTCGATGTTGAGCTTGCCTTCGCCCAACTGCATCAGCCCGGTGCCGAGCTGCGCCATGGAGGGTGGCACCTCGTTGCCGAACCCGGCAGGCCCCGCTGGCATGCCAGCGAACAAGCGCCTCCCAGTGCGATTGGGGCGCAGCTCCATGCGCACACCCGCATCTTGCTGCTGGCGGGCGGCCCAATCTTCGACGAGGCCGCCCGCCTCCCAGGCACCCAAAGCCAGGCCAGCGTAAGGCACCGCCCGAAGGCCCAGCTTTGCAACGAAGCGCATGCCAAGGCCTGCGGCCACGCCCTCGGCGCCAGCGGCCGCAGCCCCGCGCCCAGCCAGCGCCCGCCAGGCTGTTGCACCGGTGCGCCACGCCAGCCATGAGGCCAGCGCTGTTCCGGCCCCAATTGCCGCAGTTCCCGCTGTGGGGTGGTTTTCAAAGAAGCTCTGCACAGGGCCCAGCGCATCGTTGGCCTTGTCCATCGCCGGCTTGGCACCTTCGCCGATCTGCGTGGCCATTTGCGCGCGTACGTTCTCAACCGTGCCGCCCAGCGCCTCCAACTTGGCCGCGAAGGTGCTCATCTTCTCGGTGATGCGTTCGTCCATGTTGGCCTGGTCAGCCACGCGGGCGCGGGCGGCGGCGTAGCCCTCATCGCCCGCTTTGGCCAAGATCATGGCGGGCCTCGCCGCCTCTTGGCCAAACATGCCGCTGGCGATTTCCAGTGCACTCTTTTCGCCCAGCTTCTTGCGCACCGTTTCGAGTTTGCTCAGCTCGTGCACCATGGCGGCGATGGGGTCGCCGTCTTGGGTTTTGAGGTGGCCGTCTTTGTCGAAAAAATCGAACTTGATGCCTTCACGCGCCATGATCGCGTGGGCATCACCCTTCAATCCCCTCTTGGCTTGCTCCACCAGCATGGGGCCACCGGCCAATCGCGTGAGCATCATGGCGAAGTTGGTGCCAAAGCTGCTGGGGTCCATACCCGCCTGGTTGGCCATACCCTGCAGCGTGAGGATGCGGCTCATGTTGTCGGCGCCGCGCAGGTTCAGTGCACCCAGCGATGCACCACTGTACGAAGCCGCTGTGCGAATGCCCTCGGCCGAGAGGCCGAAGGCGAACTTGTTGCGTTGCACAGTGTCAGCCAGGCCGGGCAGTTCGTTGTCGTGAAGGCCATAGGCTTCACGAATCTTGGCCACAGTCTCGGCGGCCTGGCCACGGTCCAGGCCCAGCAGGACGCCAAGATAGGCCGAAGACTTCAGGCCGCCATTGATGATGGCCTCGGGCTTCACGCCCTGGCTGGCCAACTCAATGGCCGCGCTCACATAGTCTTTGGTGGTGCCAGGCAAGGTGTTGCCCAGCGCCTGGGCCTGCCCCATGATCTGCCCATACGCAGCCGGAACCTTACCGCCTTTTTGCATGAGGGCGATGCGCAGATCGGCCTGGGCACTCTCAAGGTTGGCGTAGTCGCGAATGAAGGGCTTGGCGAAGTGCGCGCCACCCATGTAGCCGGCCGCCACAGCTGGTGCCATGTCGGTCGCCTTGCGCATGGCGTCTACGGCGCCCGAGGCCGCACTGCGCACCTGGGTCCACCGCATGGCCAGCGTCGTCAGGTATTGCGCCTGGCGCTCAATGCCGGCATTGCCCACACCACCCACCCGCAGCAGCAGGCGCTCCATGGCCCCGATCTCGCCGTTGGTCTTGGTGAGTGCGTCCTGCACGCGCTTCTGCGCGGCCTCCATCACGGTGGCTTCTTTCTGGCTCTTGCTGCCCAGATCGCTCAGCAGCTCAATGACATATTTGAGTTTCAGCTCGCGCATGGGGGTGGGCTCAGGTCATCAGCGTGTGGGCAGGCGCTTGCCAAGCTCATTGGCCAGGGCGCGCAGGCGTGCTGTGGGAATTGCTTCCAATGAAGTTGGCGAGCAGTGCAGGGCCAGACTCAGGCTGATCAGCAGTTGATCCCAGCCCTGCAGCCTGGCCCACAGGCTGTGGGGCTTGCTGGGGCGGCTTTTGCTGGCCGGCCGCGATGGCTTCAAAGTCAGCCTGGCTGAGATTGCCATAGCGCACTTCGGCGGCGAGTTCGATCAGGAAGATGCGCTTTTCGATCAGCTCCAGATCGTGGCTGCTGAGCTTGTCGAGCATGCCCAGGTCTATCGCCTCTTGGCTGATGCGCTGGCTGTCGCACTCCAGCGCCTCGATGTGCCGCATGGTCAGCGCGTGGCGAAAGTCGGCCTCGCTCACCAGCAGCTTGTGGACCCCGTTCACCAGCACCACGCGTTCGGCCAGGCGTTGGGCCAGGCGTTCATCGCCCACGTTGGTTTCGCGCAGGTGCGCCACCCGGTAGCGAAGCTCACGGCCGTCGCGCGTGGTGCGCAGGCCATCGGTGAGGGTGAGGGTGAAGAGGTTGCTTTGCATGCCAGGCAGTGTGGGCCTGGGGGCAAGCTGGCGCGGGGTGAAGCGATTCACCCCGGCGCAAATGGAAAGGGGCGGCCATACAGCACCGCCCCTTCAAACCACGCCGCATGGGCCGTGGTGAAACGTCTCAAAACCCGCCTACATCCACTCCACACCGTTCATGATGTTGAAGGTGACGGGCACCGCACCGCCTGCGCCCACGTCGCCCATTTCGCCAAACGTGCATTGGTGCATCAGGGCGCGCCGGCCGCTGATGCTGTCGCGAGCGGCGATGGTGGCGTCATCGATGAGTGGCAGCGCGGCCGGGTCCACACCAGGCCCGAACTGCAAATTGCACTTGAGCAGCTGGGGCACGCGCTTGCGGCTGTTGAAGTCGGGCCCCGAGGCGCTGGGCACCACGTTGTTCTGAAAGCGCGCTGCACCGCTGAGCACGCCTGTGCCATCTTCGATGGCCAGTGGTACGCCGTTCACCACGATGGTGTCAATCTTGAAGAGCAGTTGGTCATTGCCAGCCATGCGATTTCTCCTGTTGCGTTGCTGGGTTATGCGTCAAACGTGGCCGGCCACCACGTAGCTGGTCAACTCAGTTTGGTAGTGCTGGGTGACCAACACGGGTTCGTCCTGAATCTTGAGCTTGCCGTTGGGGCCGTCCACCTCCACCAGCAGGGTGTCGCGGTAGTAGTTGTAGTTCTGCACCAGGCCAGCACCTTGCAGTGTTTTGTACAAACCCAGCATGATTTCTTCCCCCAGTTCCTTGGTCATGATCTTTTGGCCAGGGATGGGGTCGGTGAGGTATTCCGCCAGTTTGAAGCCGGTGTACTTGAGCTGGAACTCGGTCACGTGGAACCAGCGGTAGTAGCTCATGGTTTTGATCCAGCACAGCTCGCGCATGCTGGCATCGGGCGTGCCAATTGGCGTGTGCGTGTACGTGGTCACCATGCGCGAGAGCGTGGCGCTGCCGTCTTGAGCAATCTGCAGCGGGCTGCTACCGGCCAGCAACAGATCGTTGGCCTCGGCCACGGTCATACGCTCATGCGGGAGGGGCCCCACATAGCCAACCAGTGGAATGCCAGTGGCCGGAACGGCCGGGTCTATGCCCGCTTGGGTTTCAATCGCTGCGCCGGCCATGGCAGCAGTCTCCCATGGGTTGGTCATGTCATTGCGCGTGGCAATGCAATGCACCATGGGGCTGTTTATGAGACCAGGCCAGCCAATGAGATCTCTCACAGCCACACAGAGCTGCCCGTCTTGCATGTTGTTGGCGCCCCAGCGGTCCTCAAGTACAGACACCAACAAATTGATGTTGGCGTTGTCTGTGAACGCCGAGACAATTTCAGTCGCTCGGTATCCGGCCAGCGCATCCATGGCCGTCAACTGCGTACTGGGGCTGGGGACGGACAGGGCCGAAGCTGCATCGGCTCCGTCGTTGACTGGGGTGACAGTCAACACCATGCCTTTTGGCTCATCTCCATTCGTGTGGATGTACCGAACGTCAATGTCATTGCCACTCACGCCAGGCCATTTGCAGGTGAGCGTTACCGCACCGATGGCGGAGCCAATTGTTGCCCGCATCGGCAGTGATGGCATGGCATTCACGGCCGCCACAATGCTGGCTGCAATCTCAGCAGGCCCATGATTCACTGCAACAGGCACAGGCACCTGCACACCACCGATGTACAGACTGAAGAAGCCGGGGCCGTTTGTGTGGGTGCCGTAGTTGAAGGCCACCAGCAGGCCCACGGTGGCTTCGGCCGCCAGCGGGTGGTCCCCTGCGAGCTGTGGATAGGGGCATGCCAGGCAATCAATGGGCAGGCCCATGCCGGCATTGGCCGAGGCCGCACGCCACATGGCCAGCAACTGGCTGCCCTCGCCAAACAGCTCTACCGCTTGGGTTTCGCTGCTCACGGTCACGATGGTGTTTTGCACGTCGCCGTGCAGGCCATCGACGACCCCATGCCCTATGAGCAGCAGGCGCCGGGGCATGCCACGCAGGCCGCGAATGGCACGAGAGAAGTCCAGCTTGTGGGCCACAAAGGGCACCAGAAAATTCAAGCTCAAAAGGTTGGGCAGCGTCATGGTTGGCTCCTGTAAACGGTTTTTCCGGGGGCGTTAAAAGCGGCGTCAAATGGGCGGCGTGGGCGTGAAAACAATGCCCTCGGCCACCTCCAGCGGGGTGGGTATGGTGGCTGCGGCGGCGGGCACGTTGAGCGTGTCGGTGATGTCCACCTTGAGCAAGTCCCACAGTGCGGCCGGTGGTACCAGCGGCTTTACCGCCTGTACCCAATCCACCAGCCACAGCGCCTGGCCTTTGGCGTCCATGGCGGCGCCGTAAAGGTTCTCAACGGTGCATTGGGCCTCCAGCGGGCCTATGTCAAAGGCATCGGTGCTGGTGGGGGCCCAGTTCTCAAGCAGCAGGGCCAGGCGCTCGGCCAGACCCATGGCCTTGGCCATACGGATTTCGCGACTGACATTCTTGGTCACCACAAATGCGGCCATGCGGACACCGCGCACAAAGCGACCCGTCAACCGCAGGCTGTGCGGCAGTGGCGACCAGCCCAGCACCGCCACGAACACGGCCGGGGCGTTGTAGCTCACGCGCTCTACCTCGCCCGCGCTGAACTCTCCGCCATAGGCTTGCACACTGGCCAGCTCGGCGCGGCTGAAGTTGGCCCGCACCAAATCGATCACGGCGGTTTGCAGTGCGGCGGTCATTGCGTGCCCTGAATGGCGGCGATCAGGAAGTTTCCGATCACCCGTTCGTCCGCCTCATTCGCACCCAGCACGGGCCGCGCCGGCAAGGTGAAGCGGTGGCCCAGCCGGCCTGTCTCGCCGCCGAAGTGGTGA